TAAAACGGTTGCGTGACCGTAGCTCCATTCAAATCCTGAAAGACTAGGCCATCGGGCAGGGTGTCCCAATCGTATTGAAAATTTAAAACGGTAAGAGCGGAGGGTTGAATCGACGTAAATGTCACAGGCTGAATCGGAACCCCAATCTGCATACCCGAGACTGCCAACGATGCGGGCGTGATTTTAATGCGTGCCGGATTGACAACAGCCGTTATTTTTGAGGTAACAGTTTGATTTGTCACGCTATTCACTCCCAGAATGAGATACTGATTCGAGGGTGTTTGGAACTGAGGAACCCCCTTGAGCACAAAGTTGTTCGACGAACCCGCAACACTGGCAAAGTACAGACCCGTTGGCAGGCTCGGTGTTGCTCCAGGAGGATTATCCAGAGACGCTGCTGTATCAAAGGCAATATTGCTACCGTATGTCACAGCAACATCCTCGTACTGGTAGAACGAAAACACGTTACTCGTGGGATTGTAAAACCGACCGGGGTTGACCGTGACTGCATTGCTGAGGGAGGATACGGTCGCATTTGATCCATTCAGAGCGGTTATGATCAAGTTCACAATATTAGCATAACTTGTCTTGTATGTCCCGGCATAGGTGACGGATAACTTATTGGGTGGGATCGTGGTGAACGTTCGAACCTCGGCCGACGAGGCTGCTGCACTCAGAGTCAGACCAACCACACCCGGAACAATCCCGTAGACGTACGAGAACGGCTCGTACTTGTAGAGAGTTATATTTCCCGTGAACGCAGGAGTCGACGTGATGACATTCCCCGAGGCAGTCACAAAGAGGTTAGTTTCTGCCAGAACTCCTCCGTCTGTTCCAACCGCTTGAATCAAGAGGAGACCGTTAGTGACAGGAGCGACAAATCCTACCGTGGAGGAAAAGGTCAGAACAGTTGAGTTGTAGTTTGAGGTTATGTAAGGACGAATCGAGGGATCGGAGTTGTACGAAATCAGCGTTGTATTGGGAACACTGTTCAAAGAGAAGACATACGAAAAGGGAGTGTAGATATAGGTCTGCAAGGACGCAGTTGTGATATCTGGAGTTGGAATGATCTGACCCTGTAAGACCGTTAGCAAGGATTGTACGCTGACGATGGTTGTGTTTTCAAAGATGGCGTTAACCTTCCACAAGAGGGGTACCACGGTTAGTGATGTAAATCCCAAGGTTGACGAGACAAGCAGGGTCTGTGTGTATTGACCGTAGGCATAGTTTGTAAGAAGTGAGGTTCCCGAAGCAAAGGCATCAAGAACCAAGGGCAGGGGTGCTCCAGGATACACCTGTGTGTTCGATGGACCGTTGAAGGCTCCCGTGAGACTTCCTCCTGCGTATCCCGAGGGGTTTTGGATAGTCATCGTAAATGAATAAGAGGTAAAGGTAGGTGCCGGAGGGACCTGGAAAAGGAAGTTGGATGTGCCTCCGCTATTCACCACGTACAGATTGAACGTAAGAAGGCCGGGAGGGGCTGGAAGCACCGTTTTAACAACCACAAACTTCAGAGTCCGTGGACTTGTGTATGTCACGCTTGACCCCAGTGTTACCGTATTCGAACCGGATCCGCCACCTGTTACGGTAGCTATAATAGGGAATCCTCCAGTAAGGCCAAATTGTGCTAGATCAACTGGGCTTGTCAGAAAGGGGACATCAATTGAGAGCTGAATGTTGTTCGCGTAGAGATAGTTGATGTTGTACTTACGATCACCCAAAACCTGAGCATCCGTGAATCCAGCGGGAATACTAATGACAGCCTTATCTGTGCCCGTGATCGTGACTGGAGTTGCCCCAACGCTTGTGTAGGTTTGAATAGAATCGGGTGGGGCATAGTAGTTGGTCGTGGAAAAGGAGTACGAAAAGGGGACAAGCTCACGTATACGAATAGAAGATGGAAATGCAGGTGTTGTAACAATGTACGGATCAGCCACAGTTCCTGTCTGTGTGATAACGTATGAGGCTGTTGCCTGCACTGTATTCGAGTACACTTGGTCGATCACAATCGTCGACGGATTGCTACCCGTATTCACAAGGGCACCCGGGGTCGTAAAGCTAACGACAGATCCCGAGACCGTCGATAGATACGGCAGAAGTTCGCTTGAGCTGTTCAGATATTGAAGAGTTGGTGTGAAGGTGACGGGTGGTAAGCCTATGACAATGCCGGTAAGAGTTAGGTCGGGATTACCAAAGCCTGGAAGGTAGGGCGGTGTCGTAAACTTCCACCCTCCCGACAAGAAAACAACATGTTGGGGCGTTGTGTTGCCTGAGACACTTACGGTTGAGAGGGTCACGTTGTTGATAATCACGCTCTTTGAGCCATTCACAAATTGAAAGCGAACGGTCACAATCGAGCTTTCGGCCAGAGAGGCTGCTGGCTGTGGGTGACCTGTTCGTGCGTAATCACATGAAAACGTGGTCCCATCCGAGGCAAGACTTGTGATGTAAAAATCCGTAGTTCCGAGAAAGAACGGAAACGAAACACCGGGGCCTGGCTCCTGAGCCTGTGCTGCCGTGATCGTGGCTGTATTAAAAGAAAACTGCACGTACCAGCTTGTTTGACTGCCTGGAATACACTGACTGTAGTATTGCGTACTGGTCACTCCAGTTCCTACAAACGGATCAGGGATGCCAGCAGGAATAAGTACTGTGAATGGGTCCTGAGTGATAGTACACGGAACTCCACCCACATTTGACATCGCCATCGAATATCCGATCATAGGTGAACCTGTGAGATCGCCTCCTGTGAATGTGTATCCAACATTGGTATTCGGATCTGAGACAACGGTTGTGACCGGCGTACCATCCGCCGTGAGTGTTGCGGTCACGGTGGGGGTGAGACCACTCATTACTACTTACCTAAGATTTGGGTAAGACGGCTTTAACTACCTTTTTCTTCTTTGGTTTTGCAACAACCGTGACGGGAACCTCAGACGGCTCTTCGACTGTCTCCAGAACCTTCGGACGAACGAGCTCATCGAACATCTGCGCTGCTGAATCCGTCGAAAGGTCCCGGTACACCATTTCCAGCTTGAGCTTCGTAAGGCTTGAGCTGGCGTCCATACTCTTCCATGCGAACATTTCGTGTTGCCGACAACCATGGAACGGGCTCAAAGGGGATATGTTTCTCTACCGCTTCCTCCTCGGCAGTGGAGGTGTACTGAATATACAAAAAGCTTCCAAAACCGATAACGACAACCGCAAGAATGATGAGATTCATCATCCACGAGGTGGCTTGAATAAACTGATGTCTGCGAACGAGCAAGCTGTTCTCGACCTGGCTCATGACGTTGGAGTCGACGAGACTAAACATTGTTCCTTCGCAGGACTCCATTGTGCTCCAAGAAACGCCAGGGTTTCCCGAATCCAGGGATTTGTGACACAGGAGCAGACGACGATTTTTTTAGGGTAGAGCATGACCTGACGCTGTAGGTCGTGAAGTTGACGGCGAGACCAACCCTTGGTGCAGATAGTCAGAACGGTGTCCGAATATCGCAAGAGTTCGTAGTCAGCCATTACGCTACAGACTGGAGACTCTTTGTATACGGGTTCGACTTGAAGGCATCCAGCAGACCCGGCATTTCAACATCCCGAGCATAGACATCCTGCTGAAGAGGCTCAACGTAACGCTGGGATCCCTGCTGGGCAGCCTGAGGAGCCTGGCCACCCAGAGACAGCATCGGCGTCTCGAATCCACGCACGTTCTGGAGCATGTTCTCGTCACGGTGGGTCTGGACGTTGTACGACTGAGGACCACCCTGCAGAGCAGCACCACCCACGGGTCCAGCCGGAGGAGGGCGACCCTCGACGGTGAGCTTCATGAACTCCTGGAAGGGCTCGGTGAAGGACCGGATGTACGAGAGGTACGTGTTGGCCAGCTGGGGTCCGCCAATGAACTCGGCGGAGGTGGACTCGCGATTCTGAAGCTTCATGATCTCCTCGGGGTAGATCGCATTGCCCTTCTGCTGTCCCACGGCCGTGTTGACACGGTCCAGCGAGCCATCCTTGCCCGTGAGCACCTGGAAGCGATCGGGGCGGTTCTTCTTGACCGGCGCCTGAATACCCATGTCTGTGATGAAGTGGGCACCGGGCGTCGGCTCGCTCGAGTAGGTGACCTTCTCGTTGCCAATCACACGGAGCTCGTCCGTCGTCTTCGGCATGGCGTACTCGCGGGCAGCATCCTGCTGGTAGCCACCGGAGGGCAGGTTCGTGTACCCGTCGTTCACACCCGGTCCAACATAGACCTTCTCAATCGGGAAGACGTTCTTCGTGGCCAGACTCGTCACTTGGCGAGACTGCTCGAAGTCCGTCTCCACCTGGGCCTTCCAGGGGTTACCCGTGCCCGACTCAGGGGCAAAGAAAGCAGGGGCCTCCTCCTTGTGGTAGAAGGTGTCCTTGCCCTTGCCCGTGTACAGGTCCAGGGTTCCGTCCGTAGCACCCGAGTACATGGACTGGGTCACCCGAGCACCGAAGAAGGGCACCATGTTGTTGTGTCCTGACTGCGACTGGACAATGGTCACGTTATCCGTCGCAACGTCTATGGTTTCCGGATTGACGAAGGTCTCCTTAGGATCCTTCTTGCGTTCAGGGGCTTCCATGTTGGCCACAGGCTGGGTCGACAGCGCATAGCCCAGCGCGGCTAAGCCGACTAACATAGCGACTTCCATTTGTAATCACTGAGACAAAGAATTATAGTTGCCAAGACGTGTTTGCTCATCCGTCGCAAAGGGACGGATCGCGTGTTGCTGGGGCTTGTAGAGCATCCACTGAAAGGCATAGTTCCTCTCACGGCTGGGATTGGGAATCTCCGTCTTTGACTTCATTGCCGACCGATCGAACTGTTTGGGGATTGTGCGAAGTGTGTCTACAGGCTGCCGAGGATCGAGAGCATTATTCATCTTAAAATGTGATGTGAAAATAATGTACGAACTCCTGATTGGAGCTATCGTGGTTATCCTTCTCTTTCAGTTCAGCAGGGGGTTTCTGCGAGAGCACTTTTTCCTTCCGGATATCTACCTGCCTAGCTTCGCCGGAGGTTCTGAGATAGTCACATGGACACCGAACAGTTGTCCACCCGGCCAGGAGTTAGATGCCGGACTCTGCTATGAGCGTTGTCGGAATGGATACCACGGAGTTGGACCGGTCTGCTGGGCTGAATCCTACAACCGCGGTATTGGTGTCCCGATCCTGCTGGAAGCCTGCAACAACCCCGAGCGCAAGAAACACAACATTCCCGAACTTCCCAGCGATGTGGGCTGGTTTACGGAGGGTCTGATTTGTCGTGAGCCGATCACCGGTGGTGGATGCAACACGCACTGCGATGGAAATTGGAGTTGGAGTGATGGTGGGTTTTGCCACACTCACTGCGAACCCATTGTGGGCGGTCGCTTAGTGGGTCGTTTAGATCACGGAGGTATTTGCCCAGATGACAAACCCGATAAGAACACGGGTCTGTGCTACTCGAAGTGCCCGAAGGACAAGCCTGAGGCAATCAAGGGAATGCCGTATCTGTGTTATATTGGCGGTGACTTATCGTATGGTCGCGGTGTGGGTAAGATCCCCTCTCTGGCTCGGGTGATCAATAAGTATACAGTCTTTTAGACACCAACAACGTGCTCAACAGTCGTCAGTCGGTCTCCGAGATTCGTAGATATCCGTCCCAACGAATCACTGGTCTGGTTTTGCATCGCCAGTAGAGCCTGGACATTCGCATGATCTTGTATGATTGCGGGTACAAGCGCTGCTCCCTGGCCATACGATCCCCAGTCAGGTCCGGGCTCTCCTGTATCTCCCTTATCGCCCTTCGCTCCAGCCGGTCCTGCGGGTCCCATAGGTCCCTGAGGTCCAGCCGGCCCAGGAACCGTGCTAGGGGCACCCGGGGCTCCCGGAACACCCGGTACTCCCTGTGCTCCCGGAGGTCCAGGAACCGTGCTAGCCGGTCCCGTCGGTCCAGGTGCTCCCGGTGTACCCGGATCACCCTTAGGACCCGTATCTCCACGCAGACCATACGGCGCCGCCGAGTACGCACTCGTCATCGTCGGTGCTTCCGTATAGTTAGGATCTGACTCCCCGAAGTTCTCCTGTATCGTTCCCGAGGTACCTGTGGCACCCGTGGCACCGGTCGTTGTTGCAGTGGGAGCCGTGCCCACCAGACCACCATAGTTCTGGGTGAACTGCTTTCCGTACCCAATCATCGTGTTATCGTATCCCGACCACTCCGTGCGAGAGTAGGGATCGACCTTAAACGAGTTCAGCATCTTCTTGAACCTCGCCACCGCGTTCGCAAAGATCGTCGGATCGCTTCCCGGAGGAGGAAGAGGGAGCTTGACATCGCCCTTGGGCTTGAAACCAAAGCAGTTGACACCAAACTTGGTTGTGGGATCGAAGTAGCCACCGTTCACGCCCGGGCGACCGCAGGCCGTACGCTTGGCCTGATCAACCTCACCCTGCAGGGTCTCCCAGGTCGCCTTCTGGGTAGGATAGAGAGCAAAGCCACCCGCCGACCATCCGTAGCCACACCACTCAGCACCGTGGTTGTAGGCGTCAATGATCTGCTCAAGGGTTGCCAGCTCGGCACCGTAGGCAGCACACACGGCAGGAGCATCATTGTAGGTGAACTGGTTCTGGAATACGTGGAAGACCTCGCTACCCACCTTAGGAGCCGTGGGCGTGGTCGTCGGCGTAGATGCCGGCGCAGGTGCCGGCGTGGGAGAGGGCGTTGGTTTCGTCCCCAGATTCTCGAGGTCGATGAACCCGTAGTAGGAGAGGACCACGAGGAGAATGCCAAAGACAATCCACAGGCAGGCCACGGCAACCACGGAGCCCGTGGAAAAAAGAACAAAGAGGGTCAGAATACCCATGAAACCACCGGCAATTGCGAGAGTTACTTCCAGCGATGCCATGCCTTCTTACTAACTCAAGCGATAATACATTAGCAATCTCATATTGTCGTGAAGAGGGAACTGCTGGGGTCCATGGCTACGGACCTGGAGGTCATTGTAGATGACCCAGGGCTTACCAGGTGGCAGATCACGACCGTAGGTCCACCAGTGACCCCCATCATAGCACACCACAGCAAAGAGGGCGTAGGTCATTCCATTCAGGACCAGGATACTCGAGTAGGTGACACTGGTGTCAATGGAGGTCACGTGGAAGGTCAGGACCTGAGGAAAGCTAGCCAGAAGGAACTGCTTGGTGCAACCCTTCTTCGAGCACTTCTCACATGCCCAGTCAGCAATCTCAAAGGGACGGGCAGCCTCGACAATCGTATCCGAAACCGACTGCTTAGGACGAGACGGAACGATCGGGAACTCAATCATGGAATCCCGATGGTTATCCACGTAATCACAGTTCTTGCACTTCACGACATTGGCGACCTTGAAGCGAAAGAGCTTGTCCAGAAAGGGGACCTTGTCGCACAGAAACTCGAGGAGCTCATGAGAGTCCCCGATGTTCTCGCCCGCGGGCATAGCGGGAGAGGTCTTAATACATTCGTACAGAGAGCGCAGACCCTCCTCGCCAGACGAGGCCCAGATCTCATTCAAACAGGTTTCGACCGTATTGGAGCTGTCAGATTCCTCTTTCTCGAACCGCGCTTGCAGATCGGGAATTCGGTAGATAGATTGAAGAGCTGCATTCACCCAACAGCTTCCTCGGGTGTTGCGAAGCCCAAAGGACTTCATCTTAGTATGTAGGACCGACATTGTGATTACTTACCGAACGCTGAGAAGTCAGTGAGGTACGGAAGTGGTTCCGTTTTAGACGATCCCGCACTCGGTGTGTACGCGAGGTTGGTGGCATAGGGGTTAGGCACGATATCCTTATCTCCCGGAACGCGAGAGGCTCCAAAGTACTTGCTATTCTTGTCAGAGCCGGTTCCCTTCGAGGACGGAAGTGCACCGCTATCCACCAGAGTTGCTGCCTGAGACGGCTGGGCAATTCCCGCTCCCGGTACCATGGTCGACGAATCGGGCTTGGGACCGTATAAGTACGGGTAAGGAACAGGTCCCAAGAGTCCGGCGTTATTGCTGTTGACACCCACTCCAACAAAGGGAGGTCCAAAGACATTATTACCCGGAACACCAGCCACGGTCTGAGAATCGCCGAAGGCATCCGAGACAGGTGCGCTTGACGAGGCTGAGGTTCCACCCGAGGTCGGCTGAGGATTGGTGGTTGTTCCACCCGTCGTGTTTCCTGTCGTTGCACCCGAGGCTGTCGTACCCGTAGTTCCAGGCTGTGCTCCACCCGTGGTCGCCGCTGCACTTGCCGCTGCCTGTTGTTGGGGTGTGTCTCCCGCAAAGGCGTTACCGATTCCTGTATTCTGTGTTCCTGCAGGAGCATTCAGATTCGTATATCCAGCAGTCTGGCCCACGTCATTGAGAGCTGCCGCATAATTATCGTACCTCTCGCGCATCAGATAGGCCGCCGCCACAAGAAGGGCGATAATAGCGACGTAGATCAACGTCCGCTTCATTATTACTACAAAACATTCTGTTCACACCCGGGTCTCTTGCTGTCGGTGCACACGTCATAGAATAAGACAGAGGTCTTACCGGCTGTTTTGTAGTCCTTGAACCCAGGATGGCGGGGTTTCGCTTGCTGATTCACAGGCGCGTAGTTTCCCTCAGGTAACTTTCCAAATACGGGATCGGCAGGGAAGTAGTATTGTTCGTGACGAACACGAACCTCATCCCGCCCGTTCTGGGGTTCTAAGGCTGCAGCGTCAATGTCAAACTTAATCTGCGCCTTTTCCTTGGCCGCTGCTGTCTGTGTCGACTGAATATGAAAGGCATCCACAAGAATGAGTCGCATGGCCTCCGTATCAACTGGCTTTCCGGCCACGTTCGGACCTGCTAAGAAACTCTCAACATCCTTTGTGGTTGGCTTGGTCGGAGAGGGCACGTAGACAGAATCGTAGAACGCCTGCAGAGACTTGATATACTCCTCCTCATTCGCACCAATCGGAGCCTGAGCCTCGATCTTGCTCTTCCAGGCCCCATTATTGATATCGGGACGTGTCACATTGGTGAACTCTGTATCTACAAAGCACTCGTGAACACCTAAGACTAAGAGGTAGAGTGCCAAGAGCAAAAAGGCAACTAGCATCCCTAGTCTGCTATCCATTGTGTTTCCTTAGGAAAGAAACCACCAGCTCTTGGGCTTTGCAGGTGTGTCACCCGACATATCGAGCTTGGGGATCGTGGCGTTCTTTGCTCCGCGTTCCTTGGCATCGGCAGCGTAGTCGGGAAGGTAGGTTCCCTTCGCAATCGCCGCTTCCGAGGGCTTCACACCCTCCCACTGATCTTGCATGGCATCGTACCTTGCCTGCGTAGCCGAATCACGAGGTTTAAACTCGAGGAAACCCGTGGGCGTTGTGATCACCCCGCCCGGAGCCGTGTTCTTCTCGAGGCTCTGCGTAAAATCCGTGTAGTGCGGAGTTACAGGAACCGTCGGTCCGAGATTTTGGTGCTTCTTCAAATCCTCGAGGGACGCCATTTTCTAAGTCTCTACATAAATGTCCTCTACGGTTCTTCGTGGAGCCGACCGAAAGAAGGATGCTGAGAAGATTCTCAAACAGCCTGTTCTCGTGTTATTTTTTATGGACGGATGCCCTCACTGCGAGGCAAACAAACCGGCGTGGGACGAGGCTAAAAAGAAGGCGGGTGTAAAGACGGTTGAGATCGAATCCTCGGCCACACCCGAGTCGTCGGGAGTGACGGGCTTTCCGACCATGACCTACAAGGGTAAGGAGATCTCGGGTCAGAAGAGCTCTGGTGACGAGATTCTCAACGAGCTGGAGGTTCCGACAAAGAAGGGAGGCTCACGTCGCCGAGTAGGAGGCACCCGCCGGGTTCGCAATGCTCTGGGCGGACGGAAGCTCCGGCACCGTACCCTTCGCAGCTACATATCCTTCATTTAGAAGCTTGTCCGTCCGAGCATTCTTACCCAGGAACTTCAGAAACCCCGCATGATCATCGGTCATCACCGTATAAAAGTTACGCTGCGACTGAACCATATCGAACACGTCCGTGGTATCCATGTAGATGTTCGATGTCTTGGCGAACGCCTTGTTGACCTCGTCGCGCACGTCCTTCTTGGTCGGGTCGTCCGCAGGAGGCGCGTTGGGCTTGTCCAGAATATCAGCAAGAGACGGGTTCATGAACGGGTTATCGTCACTAGGGCGCGTCGTCTTATCACCCACATAGCTCGAGACCACGAGTCCACGGCTGAAGGACTCCTTGATCTTGGTGGCCTGCGGGAAGATACCGTTGAGGACCACCGTGGCGACCATGACCAGCGGAACCATCAGCATGTAGAGAGGATTCATGGAGGCCAGGAACAGAAGGACGGACAGGTACGACGAAAAACGCACAACCGCGTTCAGCGACTCCGGAACCGACATGGCTGCCGTGGGCACAAACTTGTACCAATTGGCTTGATTGAACAAGACGCTAGGATCCGAAAACCAAAAAGTCTCAGCGGACATCTCTCTTGTAATCACTTGCGAGACTTTTCGGCAAGCTTTCTCTGTAGACGCGCAACCATGCGAGCACGACGGGCCTCAGGCGAGTTCGACATAATCTGGTCGGCCGTATTACCCGTAGCCGGCTGTTCACGAGCACCGACGACCATCTCGTTCATGTACTTGCCGAACTTCGACGTCATCTTCGCACGAAGCATCTCAATCTCGCGAATCAGTTCGCGCTGGTCGATCTTGCCCGTCTGAATGCGCTCCTTGAGAAGAAGCTGAGCGCGGTCCATCAGCTCCTTGATCGCCTCGTTGTCGCCGGGATTCTGCATCAGACGAATCAGCTCATTGGGATCCTCAAAGTCAATACCCAGATCCGTGCTGGGACCCAGCGTCTGAATCAGATCACCCACGACAGAGGCCAGGCGAGTGTTCATCACGAGATCAATCATCTCCTTCAGCGAATCCTGGTTGTCCTTGTCCTCGAGAATGCTCATGATCTGATCAGACTGCCCGCCGGGGATCATGGTCTTGATCTGCTCAATGATCTTGCCGAACTTCTCCTTCGGGTCACCGTGAAGCACTGCATACAGCAGGGCAACGTGGAGAGCGCGCCAACCGTCATCCGTGCCCTTCCAGGTAAAGGTGATCTCGGGAAACAGAACCACACGCTCGTCACCCTCAAACAGAGTGTTATCCTTCTTGATGATACGCATCAGGTGGGGAAGCAGAACGTTCTCGAGGTGAACGATCAGCTCCTCAGAAGCCTTGGGAAAGCGAATCTCGGGATTCGTCTCCTTGCAATGTTGGATAAGCTTACGGAGTTGTTCCATGGTATATGTTTTTAACTAGATTCAGTTTGTAAGCCTGTTCTTACGCAGAGCGGTTGCCTCCACGAGACGCAAACTCCTTGCGCTGGGCCTCCGTCAGGCAGATGCAACCCAGATCACCCGAGAACGGGCTAGGGCAACAATCGGCACCGACCTTGTTGTGCTCGAACTGGTACAGCTCGTTATCATTGGCCGTCTCGTAGGGCTGGGCAAGAACCGTGGCCGGCGAGCTTCCAAGGAGAGGACCGTTCTCGCCAAAGCCCGAGACAGCAGCGTCAGCGACGGGCATGCCCTTCTCCTGCTGGATGAACTTCTCCTTCGTCGCAGGCGAGGCAGCCGCCAGGGTGTTGCTCACGAAAAGTCCGGCCAGGACGGCGGCGACGAAAAAGGCGAGGATGGCAACGGTACGCTTCATTATTAACATGGTGGAGAAAATGCGCAACCTCGAAAATGGATTCGATTTGGACAAAGGAAGCCGAACGCACTGTTAACATGTCTGTCAACTACTCTGAGCTCTCTCTCGTCGACCTTAAGAAGCACGCCAAGACCCTGCGCATCAAGCAATACTACATCATGAAGCGAGCTCAGCTTATCGAGCTCCTAGAGATGGAGAGCCTCCCCCAATCCTATAAGATTGATAAGATGACCATTCACGAGCTTCGCGAGGAGGCTAAGAAGAAGAAGATCAAGGGCTTCTGGAGCCTCAAGCGAGGTGAGCTGGTCAGCCTCCTATTTCCTGAGAATGTCGGCGAGGCTACCCCTGACAAGAATGAGGAGAATCAGAGCCAGACACAGAAACATCATCAGCCACACGAGCATGACCCCGAAGATGTATGGGTAGAGAATATGTAAGATTCGCGACAGCAGGGGTCGCAATATATTGTCTTCGAGGGACGACTGAACCTCCGCCGACTTAAGGGTATCTAAAATGTCTTGAATGATCGGGAGCATGAAATTTGTCTTTCACTCAGTATAAACATGAAGCTTTCGCAACCGAAGCTCATTCGTCTGGGACTTGTTCTCGTGGGTGTCGTCGTCATCTACACACTTTTTACGTCCTACTCGGCCGGAAAGGGTGCCGTGATGGACCGCGCCGAGGAGCTGGGCGGTGGCTCGTCTACGGCGCCTCTGGCGGATGCGGGCCCGCTCATGGGCCTTCCCCACGGCCTGGGCGGTAACGCGGCCTCGTCGGGCTCGATGCAGGGCCGTACGCCGTCGTCGCAGCAGACGTACCAGGAGACGACGCTGAACTCGTCGGAGCTCCTGCCGAACGGCAAGATCGGTGCCTCGTGGGCGGCGGTGAACCCTGTGGGCTCCGAGGACCTGAAGGGCCAGAACTTCCTGCAGGCGGGTTACCACTCGAACATCAACGTGGTTGGCATCGCGCAGACGAACCGTAACCCGACGTACGACATCCGCTCGGAGGTGCCGAACCCCCAGGGCAAGGTCGGTCCCTTCCTGAACACGACGATTGATCCTGACCCGTTCAAGAACTCCCGCTCGCTGGAGGGACTGGCGGCGTAAGTTCTTAGCTTAGAACAATGTTGCCGGTCATTGCCGCCGTCGGTATCACCGCCCTAGCCGCCTATGCTTTCCTAGGGGGTCCTAGCAATACAGTGTCAATCCAGGGAACCGATGGTCATTCCTACGATATCCAGAACCTTCCCAATAAGGAGACCGCTGTAGAACACATGGTCATCATTCGCGCAAACCTGACCAAGCTACACGATTACTATCAGAACGACCCCGCTCTTGCTGTTGATCCTCCGGTTGCTCGTTTTTTAGCTCGATATCAGCCTGATGTCTTTATTGAGAATGATATGACCTCGCCGGACACCTCGTATTCCGAGAACAAGGGACAGAAGATCGTCGTCTGCCTGCGCGACAAGACCAAGGCCCCTGAGTATCCCCTGATTGATATCAATACGATCATGTTTGTGATGCTTCACGAGATGGCCCATCTGATGACGGAAACCATCGGACACACACCCGAGTTCTGGAACAACTTCCGTCGTATTCTGCACGATGCGGTCAAGGTTGGTATTTACCAGCAAGTCAGCTATGCCTCGAATCCCACGCCCTATTGCGGTATGATGATTACGGACAGCCCACTCGGATAATTCCACACTACACTATAATGGAAATACCCCTCGAGGGGACATCAACAATTCTGTCGTTCTTTGCGGATGACACAATTGAAACAGTACGGCAGAACGTTGCCCTAGCCAAGGATACTCATCCTGATCGGCTGTTCATCGAGATCCAGCAGGAGTTCCCGGCCGAGTACTATTCGACGAACCCGAAGCGATGGATGGAGTTGTTTTATCGCCTCTCTCTGGGCAAGCCGTCGATCAAGGCTGAGCCCTTTAAGGTCTACCTTACGCAGATTCGGGTTGATACGGGCGTTGAGGGACGCGATGTCTCTCGTGAGGAGTGGCTGTCCGTTCCCGAGTATCTGGTGCCCATCTTTTCACCCAAGGCACCCTTCAAGGAGTGGCGCATTCTGGGTGTGCCGGAAGACAAGTCCCTGATCCTGCCGACACCTCCTCGGGATACGGAGATTGAGGCGAATCTGCGCCCGGTTCCCACTCGTCAGTCTCTCTTTGAGTCTGTTCACCCCTTTGAGACTCTGTCGATTCGGTCGACGGAGATGACGGAGGACGCCACCGAGTCCATGAAGCAGGTGTACTTCCCCTTCTTCCAGTCCACCACACCGCGCGATATCAATAATCTGCGCGGGTCGATCACGGCGTCTCATGATCGGATTGGTAAGCTCCTGACTCTGAAGGCACCGAAACCCTCGTCCCTGTCAATCCTTCGAGCCAAGTGGTACCTTCCTCTGATCTCAACTAGGTTCACAGCACCCCGTACTCGGTTCGAGCAGATCTTCTACGGAATGACGGTGTCAAAGGAGACTCCGGTGATCAGCTACTTTACAGCCAAGCAGGAGACGACTCGTCACAAGTTCTTTGTAGAGGATCCGAAGAAGAAGGAGCCCTTTGTGGATGTTCCAATGTGGAAGGCCTGGTCGAATAACACTCAACCTCAGCGTCGTCTGCCAACTCTTCTGCTGTATCGTGGAACAGCTCGGAACTCCTTTGATCGTATTGCGATCACTCCGAAGGATATTACGGTCTCCACCTGGCGTGGCAAGGAATCGACCGAGACCCTGGAGGAACTGAAGGCCTCAACGCTAGCCTGGTTGATGACTCTGGATGCTCTGATTCCTTTCATGGTCACAACAGATCTGGACGAGACACGTTGGGAGATCAATGATCTGTCTGTCCTGGCGTCCTTCAGCAAGGAGATCTCGGAGTTCGATATGCGTCGCTTCCCCTGTATGAAGGACATCTTTAGCTACGATGATCAGACCTTCCGACTCCTCCGCGCAAACATGCCCTTTGATGTATCTCAGCGGGTCATCGAGGCCTACAAGATCCTTCAGGACAACAACGGCAGTCGCGAGGTTCTGATGTCGGATCTGGGTCTGTCTGAGGAAGAGGCCCAGGATCTGATTACGAAGGTCCAAGATCTGGAATCCGATGAGCGGTTCAATTTTGAGAAGGCCATCAACGGGTACCCTGCGATTAGCTTCTCCTCAAAGGAGGTGATCATTAAGTTTGTGTCGAATCTGGACCGTGCTGTTCAGTATGCGAGTCTTTTGCGGTATGTTCTGACGTCTGATCGTGCAGATGTAGATTCCGTGTGTCCTCGTCGCATGGAGGCTGTGGAGGCTACTGCAGGTGTGGCACAGATCTCTGAACCGACCTTGGTATCCGAGTTTACCCTGGATGATGACTTCGGTGCACTGATTGATGATCTTGCTCCTGCCACAGAAGAGCCTACCGAGGCACCAAAGGAGACAGCAACAGCCAAGGCGAGCAAGGTCAAGGTTCGTACCAGTGTTCTGGGAACCTACAACTACTTCAACAATCGGGCTCAGGCCTACGATGCTGAGTTATTCGATTCCGAGTATCCGAAGAAGTGCGAGAAACTCAAGCAGGTTGTTGTTCTGACGGATGAGGAGATACAGGAGAAACCGGAGGGATACAACTACTCCGATGTCGAAGACTCGAAGAAACTGGCTCTCCCTGGTGCAACGGCGATTTGTCCGCCGTACTGGTGTATGAAGGACGAGATTCCTCTGAACGAGGATCAGCTGGTTGTAGAGGAGGATGGTCAGCACTGCCCCGTCTGCAATGGCAAGGTTCGTATCACAGAAAAAGAGGATCCTCGTGAGTACACCGTGATCAAGCGTGAGGTCGACTACAAGTATCCGGGGTGGAAGGAGCCCTCGGCCAAGTCTCGAAGCAAGAATCGGGTTCCTTGCTGTTACAAGAAGCCCTCACCCAAGACCGAGGTCCTTGCACCCAAACAGCAGACAGACGAGTTCTATATTCTGACCTCGGGCTACATTCCTGGTTTGCGCTTATCCTACCTCCCCGAGACACTGATCTCTCGTCTGGGCATCAAGACAGACTATGCGAAGAACGTTCCAATGAACCGTATCAATGCGGGATCGACAGAGACCTTCCGTATCGGTATGGGTCTGCCTCGGACAACCCTTCCTGTGATCCTCAACGATAAGCGTCCCATCCCCAGTCCGAAGGAGGCAAAGGACAAGATCATACTCTGCTCCTTCTTCCGGACCTGGTCCAGTACAGGAGAGGGAGACACGCAGATCGATCGTATTGTTGATGGCATTGACCGGGCTTACAAGGACAAGACTCTGGGTGTTCTGGAAGAGACTGAGTATGTGGCCCTGATCCTGGACTGTCGTGTGATGCGAATCAAGCTGGACACCTCGACCGTTCTCTGTGGATTCTGGGAAGAGAGGCTGGGTCCTCGGTCTCGTACTCTGGTTCTCTTAGACAACGATGTTCTGGGTATGGTCACCCGTCGTACAGCGAAGACAGGATCAAAGTTCGATTACCTGGTTGATGTAAACAAGTTCCCCGAACCTCTTCGTACGACACTCAAGGAGGTTCATCTCAGGTCCTGTATCTCGAACACTCCGACCTATGGAGACGCGATCAAGGAGCTGGTAGCAACCAACAAGTCGACCTACCAGGTCATCCTGGACCCCTTTCAGCGTGTTCAGGCTATCTTTGTTCCTGAGGAGGTTGTCTTGCCTGTTCTTCCCGTGAATATGGAGATCCCCGAAGGTGTGGTCGTTCGCTCGGGATACGCAGACATCGCCGACGAAGAACTCCCGACCAGTGAGACTCTGGGAGAGTTTCTAAAGACCACGCGGAATCCAGGTTTCAAGTGGGCAGACGACATGTACTCGGCCAGCGGTGAGTACACTGAGTTCCTGCTGACTTCTGGTTTCCGGGCTCCCTTCCGTCCTGAGAGCGGTCTTGGTAAGACAACAGAGGTTGTGAATACGGTTCGCAAGCACTCGGAAGAAGAGCTCGTGTCTGGTGAGCCAAACGCTGAGGATGTGAAGCTTGCCCAGGATATCTCGTATTCTGCCGAGGTATTTGAGTTCCTTCTGTTCTCGCTGTCGAAGGATATTCAGATGGACGAGTTCGAGTCTCTCCGTAATGCCATCGCAGATCCGAAGGAATCTCTCTACAAGGATCTCTCTACGTGGCTTGATACACAGGCCTACTGGGACTCGGTGAATGAACCGGTTCAGTTTGTGAACAAGGTTCGTACGCCGTGTGGTCAGCTCTTGCAAGATGCCTGCAAGAAGTCGACGCTGTGTGGGTGGAAGGGTAACGTGTGTAAGATAAAGATCAAGCCGATTGTCGATAAGCGACAAGTCCTGACACGAATTGTGAAGACCCTGACCGAGAACACCAAACAACGTGCTCTGGTCTTGGATGGTCGTCTGTCTCCGTTCTTCAGTACGGTCTTGTATCTTGAGATGCCGAACGAGTTGATCACAACTCAGATATAATCATGATACTCGACAATACGACGATCAACAGACTTCGCTGCAAAGCAATGAGAGGTCTGAAACCCATTATCAGAATAACTGTCCTCACCGGCAATAATCTGTGGGACAGCAGCGTAGACCTTGAAGTCTTCACTCTCTTGGACGAAATTGACATAGTACCGATCAATCTCCATGGGAAACGACTTGGCATAGACGTCCAACATGTGACGCATCATTCGTTCACTCAGAGCAACTCCCATGAGATTCCAAAGATCCTGTGCCTTGGATATATGCGGACTAATACGGTTATCATCCACGCAATTGTACGACCACATCGTGAGATCCTTGGTCAGTGGAACGTACGCAAAATATAACATATCCCACTCGCCAGGAATCTCAGATAAGAACGTCTTCGTCATTTCCTCGCTATTGCGGTTGATGCGCACATCATCCTCCAAAACGAGAATCCTCTTCTGGCCCTTGGCCAGAGCACGAGCATAGATGTTCAGATGACTCACAGCACAGGCCAGATAATTGGAGTTCTCGAAGTATTGATGCCCCGGTGACTTGGCCTCTTGGATATGCGACCACAGACCCTGAATGGTAGATCCAGGTAAGGCGTTAGCTCGCTCGACCTTCAAATCAAAGTATGCAAAGCGCTTCTCCATGGTTTCATACCGATCCTTGCGGTTGGTCAGATTCAAGCAGTAAACGCCGTCAAATACATCATTCCAAATATGAGGCATTATCTAGATTCAACGGCGCTTGTGAAAACGCCTGCGCGTACGGCGCGTACGACGGCCCTTGCCCTTGGCTGCATTCCGCAGATCACGCTCGAACTTCTCCTGGCGCGAACCTGTGGCGGGAGAGGCCATGGGAGACGGAGAGTACAGTTCAGCGGGCGAATATTCCGCAGGAGAATCCGGACGCGTATCGGAGGGCTGCGTGTAGTCCGACGGAGGACGACGAATCTGCGGAACCGCAGGACGATCCTTGTTTCCGCCACGACGACGAGTAGCGCGCTTCATTATATGAACACGAGGTTTCGTTTTCATATAATAGGTTTGCGCCCATGGGGAGTCGAACCCCAGTCATGAGGTTGGAAACCTCAGATCCTAACCGCTGGACGATAGGCGCTCTGCCCCATGGTGGATTTGAACCACCGACCTACCGCTTACAAAGCGGGTGCTCTACCCCTGAGCTAAAAAGGCTTATTTTTGATTTTTAATATTGAATGTCCTCACACCACTTACGCCGTCGCGGGCTTCACGAAGTGGACCTTCAGGAACGACTGGAGGTTCAGGTACGTCACCTCAGCCTTGTCGTCCACACGCAGGAGCTTCGCCAGCGCCGCGTTGGGGAGGATGCGGCGCTTGAACGAGGGGTCGAAGCAGCCGTGCGTCTTCACGTACTCCGAGATGAACTTCGTGACCTCCGTCTGCGAGCGCTTGGAGCCCTCCGAGAGACCCATGAACTTGCACAGCTCGGGCGTCAGCGGGCGCTGGACCAGGAAGGCGTTGTTCGCACGGCGAGCCTCCCAGGCCTTGCGCTCATCAGCCGTCATCGTCGCCGGGTCCTTGCGCTTCTTCTTCTTGGAGTCACGAGCCTCGCGCTTGGCGGACTTCGCGGCCTCCTGGACGGCCTTCACCGCGTCGCGCACGCGCGTCGAGAGCTCAGAGCTGAGGGCCTTGAGCGTCTCTGCCAGCTTGCCCAGCTGGACCTCAGACGACTCCGAGGGCGTCGCCGTCGCCTCGACCGTGGGCGCCGCCACCGTGGGCACCGTCACCTCCGCCTTGGCGGGCACCACCTTCGCCGCCTTCTCGGCCTTGGGGGCCTTGGCCGCCTTCACGGGCGTCGCCGCCACCACCGGGGCGGACGGGGTCTCGACCGCCTTGGGCGCAGACTTGGAAGCAGAATCCTTCTTCGGGGCCATCTTGTTTGACTTAGTAGCGACAGTCTTAGAAGCCTCCATTTAACGCGATTGATATGATTATTACCCACCGCGGTCATGTAAATCGCTTCATCAGAATAAATTCAGGTTCCCGACGCAAAGTGTACTTGAGCATACGTTGCTTGGCGCCGAGGTAGTACTTTTTGTAGGCTAGTACGGGGTCGTCGCATTTGAATTCTTCCGGCATTGCCATACGAAAGGGAGTGAGAGGGATTGACGGAAGCTCCGGGACATTGTCGCCGAGCCAGATGATGCGATCGTGGGTCGCATGAATCCTGCCGTAGCGATATGTGTACTCCTCACAGAGCCAGTATGCAAGGTGACAGAGCCACTGGTAGTTCTCCCGAGACTCTCGGACCCAAATCGCACACGGATGGTTGACATGGGTCTTTTTATATGCATCGGAGGGAAGATCGTCAGGATTTACCATCCAATGCGCAGAATACAGCAACTGGGCGCTCTCGAGAATCATCTTGACCACGTGCTTGTCGCAATGCATTTGAGCCGCCTGCTTGGGGTCCGGAGATAGAGCGAAGATATTCATGTTGAACCCTGCTGTGTAAATGGTTGAGTCAATCCGTTTTACACACGAAAGAGGGCCGACATGACAATAAAGACCGTGTTGTAGGGTTCACGTTGGGTCAGGAGGATACGTAGCAGAATACGTAGGGCGTTCATGATGTAGGTGGGGTTGTTCTTCTCCATGATCACAGGAGTCAACATAGCAAGACACAGAGCTCGTTCCATTCTCTTGTCAGCGTCCAGATCGTTGTGGACCATGCGAAACACGGCAACATAGGCAGACCGAGGAAGTCCATAAAACTGGTCTGTGGTTGCATCAACGAAGCCGTTGTCGAAGAACACCTGGCAAAGGATATTCCAACGATGTTCAATCCTCTCCTCAACGGGACTGGATTCGATCATATGAGGAATACGCTTGACGGCACGGGTGTACCAGAGTTCTCGTAATCGGCGTCTCGTGTCCAACGACAACGGAACCTTGGTGTAGGGATTCAACGGGACAGTACTGCGAGACATCCAGGACCAAATCGATCCAAACTCAAAACACCAGACCTTGCCGTTCTCCTCAAAGGCAAAGTAGTTCAACGGGTGGATCTTCGACTTGTCCGTGTAGGTGATGACATCCTCATCGTTAGCAACTACAGATCTCTTCAGAACTCCGGGTCCGGCTAACCGCAGATGACGACGAACACTCCAACAACGGGCAACCGACTGGCAGACAACGATACGTACATCGTCAACCCGCTCATCCTTCCAACGACGGACATTTTTTGCTTTGACATGCGTACCGCAAACGTCAGAGCCAAAAATAGCTTTATGGGGACATTGGAGGGTGGGCTCTTTCCTACTCTTCACAGCCGCACACCGAACCATTACTGTTATTCATATTGTTTCTTGAAAGTAGTGATACGCATTACTCGGCACTCTCCCAGTCGACCGTGTATCCAAAGGACTCGCTGAACACGATACGGCACCCTGGAAAACGACGATAGAGCTCATCGATAATGAGGTCCTCCAGCTCGGTATCCTTGCTGTTAGGAACCACAGAGTAGTTGACCACCGCCGAGGTTGCACTCGTCCTACCCGCCCGAGCAGCCTCCATAATCTTGATCTCAAAGATATCAACGAAGGTGTTCGCCATCGACCGCTTCATCCGAGCATACACACGAACAGGATTGAGATTCCGAAGATACTCGGCCGTGATGACGCTTGACATGTTTTATATGAAATTCAGGGTCCTTATCTAAATGTGTTTTGTTGCGGAGAAAACGGATTTAGGTCCAGCAGTCACCAGATATAGTATACAACAGCTAGAATGTCCGTCAACGCCATCGTCAACGTCAGCAACATCGACATCTCCAAGGTCACCTTCGGGGACATCCGTATCAGCAAGATGAACGGCAGCAAGAGCGTCCCGATCAAGTACAATGGTCAGAATCTGCAGATGCGTATCCCGAAGATGCGGTACAACATGGGTGTCTCCGTGAAGGAGACGGAGAACGGCACGACCTACACGATGATGGCCAGTCTCCAGGGGTGTGACTCGTACGCTAAGGAGCGTGCGCCTTCTGAGGCGGGTGAGGTGGGTCAGCTCTACAATCTCCTCAAGGATCTGGAGGAGAAGGTGATCCGTACGGCGACGGAGAAGTCGACGCAGTGGTTCGGCCGTGCTCGTAAGGAGGACGTGCTTCGGGACAGCATGAAGTCGCTGATGAGCCCGAGTGTGGAGAAGGTGAACGGTGAGTGGGTGCCCAATGGCAAGTATCCGCCCAGCTTCCGTATGAAGGTGCCTGTCTACGACGGCAAGGTCAACATGGAGGCGGTTGACACGTCGAACAAGCAGATCGCCCTGACGCTCGAGAATCTGGAGGCGGTCTTCCCCAAGCGCATGGAGGCTCGCTTCGTGGTTACTCCGAGTATCTACGTGTCCGGTCAGGGTTTCGGCGTGACGTGGCGAATCTCGTACGCTCAGGTGTGCCCTGGTCAGCGCGTGACGGCAGCGCAGGTGTTCGAGCCGGAGGAGGGTGCTCCTGAGGATGAGGAGGAGGCTCCTCAGCGGGCTCAGGTTCAGACGTCTCAGGAGGCGTTCCCGGAGCAGACGGAGGAGGAGGAGCAGCCGATTGAGTCTGCACCTGCCCAGGCTCCTGCACCTGCACCGGCATCGGCTCCGAAGAACCGGCGTCGTGTCGCGGCGGCGATGTGAAGCCCAAGAGTGAAAAGACACGAGTACGAGTAGGCGAGCGTGAGACGACCAAGTCATCGTCCACAAAAACAATTTTTGATTTGTGTGGGAAGTCAAGTGGAACTGTGTAGGCTCCCGCGTGGGGAATTGGATCCAGTGACTTCTTGTGGCAGTGATCACAGACATAGACCTTCGGAGGGTTGACCACCATCTCAGGTGTCACGACTCGAACGGGTCCATGCAAACAGTGTTCCAGAACCTGCTTGGGTGTCGTCCATCCGGCAGCAAGAAACCGCTGGGTTGCATTCTCAGCCAGAACCTCCCACAGACTCCCCTCCTGTTCCCAGCGCTCTTCCTGCAGGAGCGTAGCAAAGGGGTCATCGAAGAACCACAGGATTCGAAAGTCCGAATGGTTTTGCTTTGAGTGTTCGACGAGTCCCACACGATTGAAGTCCTCATCATATAACCAGTATACATTTGCATGAGTGTACTGTGTATCGCGAGTACCGCGATAGACATCACGCCCGTCCATATTCCAGAGGTCGGACACGACATCAAGGTCTTGTTCAACCACATCTCGAGAGAGATTGCGATATATCTTGCTGGGGTCGAGAATCGACTGCATTAATCAAAGGAGACAACAACCTTTACGTCATGATGACGCACAGCCTTTGTGGCCGAACGCGAGAGTTCGTGGCGCTTCCGACGCTCACCAGCCTCCTTGGGCTGGATCACCGCTGAGCAGGATTCCATGTCGGCATGAATGTCATCGTAGTTTTGCTCCAGGTAGTTCAGAACCTCGTCCTGAATCGCCCACTCAAAGAAGTTCAGCTGTCCGACCGTCGTGTCCAGTCCCATAAACTGGATGCGCTTCCAACGGCAGAAGGGATCGAACATCTTCTTGCTGTACGCCTTGAGATGGGACTTGTAGGCAAGATAGACGATCACATGGCGATTGTTCGTGGTCAGGTAGGAGACATTGTGCTTCTTCGCATAGTTGGTGACCAGCCAATCCAGGAGACGCAGACTGATCTTGGACTCGCCCGTCAGGATAGAACGAATGCGCTCAAGGTTGGAGTTGTCGTTGTAAAAGGCACTAAGGCGGTGAAGGACCCAATGATCACGATTCTGGATTGCGGTAATGGTGTCGGCCATTTGTATTACGCAGGTATTCTTGCTTAAAGCTAGTTTATGCGATAACTATAAATGGACGTCGTGGAGATCCTCCAGTCCATTGAGGCCCTCAATAAGGACGAGTTCAAGCTGTCCGAGGCCTCCAAGAAGCTCTTCGCCGAGGAACTGGCTAAGTGTTCCTTTGCCAATGAGGTCTGTGAGGTTCAGGCCCTGGAGTCTCCCTATTCCACTGTTCCCGCTGAGCTGACCAAGATCGAGGAGCATCGCGAGGTGCTGTCCAAGATCTGCGAGGATCTGTTCGGTATTGCTCTCCGTCCGGCCACAGAGAAGGAGCTGGAGGAAGCGCTGGTTGCTCATGCGAAACTGCAAAATGAACTTTCGCAAAGCAAGGCTGAAGATGGTAATGGAGGAGGAGTTCCCTCTAGCGGAACCCCTGACGAGATGGCTACTGGAGAATCGACCGTACACCCATCTGAACACCCGGATCCGGCAGTTTCTGTGCCTGTGCAGACAGTCGAGCACGCTGTCGTACCAATGCTTGAAGACTGAGGCGATGAGAACTGTTGAGTATCTGATGAAGGGTCCCTTTGGTCGTACCTGGTTGCGGGATCGGTACTTTGAGCGAACGATTCGGCTCTACGGCAACCAGGATCAGCGGACAGATGCCTGGCACAACAAGCGTGGTACCATGATCACGGCGTCGGAGGTCACCAAGGTCTGGCAGTCCCCTGCTAGTCGTCTGGAGTTGCTAGAGAAGAAGCTCGAGCCACCTGTTCGGGTGTCTGGAGCCAATGCGGTAGGTCCTATGATCTGGGGAACTCGGTTTGAGCCGGTGGCCAAGAAGATCTTCGAGGAGACGACAGAGTGTGAGGTCATTGATGTAGGATGCTGTACACATCCGATCTACGACTTCCTGGGTGCCTCTCCGGACGGTCTCATTGTTCCACGGAGCAACCAAGATCCGATGCGGTATGGCCGTCTGGTGGAGTTCAAGTGTCCGTTCTCTCGGGTGGAGAAGGCTGAGATCCCCGAGGGATACCTCAATCAGATGCAGATGCAGATGGAGTGTACCGGCATTGACGAGTGCGAGTATGTCGAGTTTCGGTTCAAGCAGGTCTTCTTTGCTGAGTGGGAACCCTCGATTCTGCGGAAGGGATGCTTTGCTGTGTCGGAAGAGGGCAAGGTCAACTACAAGCCGGATGACCAGACTGTAGATGATTGGCGTAATACTCTGGAAGAGACAGATCAGATCATCTTCTGGGTTCTGTCGGGGATCAAGAAGGACTTTGTTCCCAAGGATCCCAACTGGCTGTCCAGTCATATTTCTGATCTGCAGGGGTTCTGGAACGATGTTCTTCGTCATCGGGCAGAAGGGACCAAGCCGGAGCCTCTACCCTCGAAGGGAGTTAGTATGGACATCTGATCAGACACCGTAAAAAACAACCATTTTTTCTATATCACTGAATCCGACTCGCTGACGTCCGATTCTGTTCTTGTAAATATACCACTCAGAAACAGCCTGAAGAGGCTTCCAATACTGATCACAGCAATAGTTGCCAGGTTCCTGTGGATGTTCAATAAACTTGTTGACGCCCTCTTGCCACCGATTGATCAGGGTTTCGTAAAACCTAGAGTGAACTATATAACCACTCGTAGTCTGGACATTCAAGGCGCGGTCGAAGGTCTCGTCGTGGTTTTCAGATCCGTATGAATTGTAAGACATCATGATAACATCGTAAGACGTGGGGATACGTTTGACCAACTGTTCCCATTCTTCCTTGGAAACTAAAAACTCAAAGTCGTCCTCGAAAATCATGACAGAATCGTAGTTTCGTTCACGAGCAAGCCTGAGTACTGCGATGTGCGAGAGCGAACATCCAATATGTCCCTGACTCGGATAGTCGATCGCTGGAAATCTCTCGAATGTGATACCCTTATCGGAAAGTTCTCTTTCAATGTCTTCCCGGCGATCTGTCCGGCGTTCCAGGTTAATGTAGAATGCGTGCATTGTAGGTATGAACCGACACGATGTTCTTTATTTTAACGAAAACCAAGGACACCAGCACTTGAACTTTTTGCGGGGTGGGGAAAACTTCCGATTCCACTCGTCAATCGAGAACGTGTTTCCCATACTGATATTACAACGACCACAGATCGGGATTAGATTGTCAACGTGGGTTCCACCTCCCCGGCTCTCCGGGATATTGTGGCCACACTGATAATCGAATACATTGATCTTGTTTGAGCACCAGGTCACCTTACACTTCACCTCAAAGACCCGACCAGCGTGGAACAACCACACCTGTTCTCGCAAGGCCTTGGGGATCTTACTTTTTACATAGGCCATTGAGATTTAAGTCATGTAGCTCTTAAACTGGTTGACCTGGAAGATGGTCTCCTTGCCGGGAATCGGACCCGAGTCATACGGGGCGGGCTCGACGTGGTTCGTCATCTGGCGATAGGACGAGTTCTCGTTGGCCACGGTGGCATCTACGTTACGCTTATCAAGAAATTCGGGTTGGAACTTCTCCATTCCGAATGTCTTGACGACGAAGTAGACGGCCACGAGGGCAGCTACGAAAAAGAGAAGGGCGGTCGCAGTCTTCATTGTTCAAGGAGCCGAAAAAAACGAATGCTCTTATCTGTAAGAGAACGATAGGCACAATGGAGGACACAGCACTGAATACGCTTCGCACGATGTTCGCTCGCCGTAAGCTGGATACGGCAACAGAGCGCCTGGTCATTGAGGGTGACAAGAAGATGGAGCGTGTCACGGCGTACACGATCGGCACTGTCCTGGTGTGCTTCAGCCAGAAGGATAAGGTGCTTGCTGGCGACATCAACAACATCGTTGACTTTGCCAAGAACAACAATCACACCACAGGCGTGGTCATCGTGGCAATGTCTCCGCCGTCCGAGAACGTCCTCCGCGTGGTCAAGTCCTATGCCAAGGAGCGCGTCCTGTTCTTCCACATCTGGCAACTTCAGTTTGACATCACGACGCATCGGATGGCCATGCCTCATCGTATTCTGAATGAGGACGAGAAGACGAAGATCTTCAATCAGTACAAGATCTCGAATCCGGAGAACCAGCTACCGTGGCTGGATTCGCAGGATGCGATGATTAAGTGGATCGGTGCGATTCCTGGTGATGTGATCGAGGTCACGCGCCACTCGGACACGGCGGGTCGAAGCCTGTATTACCGATACTGCGTGGAGGACGTAAATGTTGCTCAGTAGTAAGATGCCTCCACCGGCTCCCAAACTCATCGTCAACCCTCATGACGATATCCTGAAGTACGCCAAACAGCAGAACGCGATTCGTAAAGAGCGTGAACGCTTACGTGACCGTGCCACTCGTGTAGCGCACATGTTAGGAAAGAAGGCTGGACGTCGGACCCGTCGGATGCGCCGCAGAACTCTTCGCAAGATGTAGAATAATGGAGGACCTGCAAAAGGCGTATGCCATCAAGTACCATGAATATGAAGGACTGATTCAATCGGGAGATCCGAACAATGTGGAGAAGATTCGCCAGCTGAATCTTGAACTCTCCGATATTCTGTCGAAGATGATGACTGAGCTCGGACAGGCTCAGACAAACAACGGACTCCTTGATCAGTACAGCAAGGATCTCAATGACAAGCTCGTGCGGATTCAAAACGATTACAATGCTCTGGCCCAGAAGAAGGATACCCTACAGACTCTCCAAGGAATCCGCGAACATCAACAGATGGCGTTCAGCGGTGCCTTCTTTTGGTATTCGATTGCGCTCTTCATTGCCCTGCTTCTCTTCTTTTTCCTCTTGATCTACAAGGTCGCTGCCAAGCCGGCCACAACCGCAAGTCCGACCACAACTCCAGCCTTGATCAAGTAGGGCGTATAGTCGATATGTGCTGCAACTGGTGACTCGTTCATCATCTGTGTCTGGACATACTCATTCTGAACTAGGGGCACCTGGCGTTCTAGGGTTGAGGCCTTCTGGTGCAAGTTTACAAGATCAGGGTTTGTCTGCGTAAAGCTGTTGACAAAGTTCTGAATGTACCCCTTCCCTTGCTCGTATTGTGATTGTTCCTCTTTAATGATCTTCTCAGCCTCAGCCAAGGCTGTGTCTGCTACGGTCTTTGCGTTCACGTCACCTGTCACACGGTACCGTGCGTAGTTTTCCTTATAAATCTCTAACTGCTTATGGAGATCGTCCATTATCTTCTCTTTAGATAAACAAAATGCCCACAACACCGTTCATGCAGATCAACCCTCCTAACCGTCGGAACATGGTGGCCGATGCTTCGGACTATACTCGGTTTCTCCGCATGAGCGCCACTCTGGCTCCCTACGTCAAGCAGGGTGGATCTCCGATTCCCAACGCTCTGGGTTGGCGTAGTCAGACGGCCAATCGTGATGCTCGTGTGATTGCACCGATGTACCTTGCTTTCAAGTCTTTTATTCCTAACCGGTAAACAATGGGAAACAACGCCTCTTGTCCGGCGGACTTTGACTCTGAACCCTTCATATGCCGAGCCACGTGCCCTAATGGGTTCAAGTTTGCCTCTGACCCGAACGACCCTAGGAAGAAACGCTGTGTTCTCTTTACTGACAATTCTAAGTTCTTTGATCTGAAGGAACTACCTCTCATAATGCCGGGACCTCCCGGAAGTGATCCTGTTCCTGAACCAGCTATCTATCAGCAAGAACGTGATCGTGTGAGCACTGAGGCTGGAAAGATACACAGCATGGCTCCTTACCAGGACAATGCAGATGGACTGAGTAACCAGGCTGAAAAGATTGCCTCGCAGTATGCAGGATTCAGCGCTATAAGTAGTGCAACACAACGAATTAAGAACACAACTGACAATATCCGTGAACCCCGTCCGAAGGTTCAACCCAACGCAATTGAATCGGAGACCCGCAAGATTCTCAAACCTCTGAAGATGTCGGTGATTCAGACAGCTCTGTTCACGATTCTTCTCGCTCTGGCTGAGTTACTGGTCGTGCCGATTCAGTATGCGCAAGGTCTGATCTTTCTGACTCTCTGTGTGGGTGCCGCAGTAGGAATCTATCTGTCCAATACATAATGGGGAACTGTCCGTCAGAGTTCGCACACGCGCCAGGTCCATTTAATTGTATTATTGAATGCCCATCGGCAAAGGGTTTTGAACTAACAGCAGGCACGGGTACTTCTGGAGGGTATTCGTGTACGTACAACAAGGACCCCTCGATTACCTTTCCCTTGAAGACAACGCCTGGATTTGGAAATAGTCCTGCTCCGCCAACGAGTTATAAAGATCTACCCAATCACAAGGTGTACGAGGAAGCGATCCTTGACTTCAATGAAAAATTCACAGTAGCGATGGGAAAGGTGGATAAGGCAGAACAGCAGGCAACTGCCTTTGCGAATCTCCAGGCAGCCGAGGAAGTTCGTGATCAGTCTCCTGATGCTTATGAAAAGGCTCGCATCGCCTACTACACTCTGACCAAGGGTGATAGCTGGCTCAACGACGAGCAGAAGCGTCTTGCCAACACGGAGGCCCAGCCGACTGTTGACAGCTATCTTAATTCGTACTCAAACCTTGTGAGTCTCAAGGAACAGCAACAACAGACGATCGATGCCGTCAACGGAGTCAAGGATAATGTGATTGGAGTGACTGATGATATGCGGTTCTCTGTGGCGGCTTTTGAGAAGCAACTGAATGAGATCAAGAATCAGATCCAAGTCGATAAGAAGAAGAAGGTTGTTGAGGTGGCAACCTACTCCTCGTGGTTTGATCTGATCATGAACATTCTTATTGCTCTCGTCACCTGTGTAGCTATCTTCTTCGTAGCCAAGGCCGTTATGAAGCGCGTTTCGCCATCTGCTCCTATAACCCCGCCCACAACGTAATGGAGGTTTCCGATCCTCGTACCGTAGCCGATTTTCAAAAATCAACCTTCTGTGGACATCCACGATCACACGTTACCAAGGTTCTCCTTCAGAACGTGCAGTTGGGTCATGCAGATTATGCCTGTTATTGGGCTCTGGAGTTACTGTGCTCGGGACTGGTTCACAGCCTATGGGCCAGCTTTTTTGATGCTGCAGCTGTCCATATCAATCGAGCAAATCCAAATGTCTTTATCTATCTGGCTGATGCCTATGAGCGCTATGCACCCATCGAGTCGACTCTGACGGTATCAAACATGACCAGTATCCGCAATAACCCGGACGTTCGTCGTCTGATCTGCGAGGTAGCAGCCACGCTGTCCCTGTGTCGCAAGAACAAGCTTCCGAGTCTGCCCACGATCAAACCAACCCATGACTTTGATCCCGTGACCATCCAAGAGTCACTGAAGGCTCCTTCTCGTATCTTTGGGAGTCTGGTCATGCGGAAGACGGATCCCCTGATGGCGGCTGTCCCTGTGAATGAGTTCGTGTACTGTCTTCGTACAGATGTCCGTGATGTGACGCGGGCTCTGTACTGGATGGCCTGGGTGTTTGCCTTTTGCCGTGAACACAAGAAGCAGACGAAGACACCACTTGCGTTTGCTCCTCGTTCTGACGAGTTTGTGTCGGAGACCCACGGAACCCATCCCGTGTGGATCTTCTGGGAGGCGATTCGGAAGCAGACACAGCCTCACGCCCGGGCAGTGATTGATGTTCTCTATAAGATGTACTGTCTGCGTTGGGCACCCACGGAAGCCAAGACGAAACAGCATCTTCTGATCGCAGCCATCGTGATTGTCTGTGAGGGAACGACCTTTGATGCGACGATTGTGACGGGAAGCACGGTTGCGGTCTCAAATATCTTGCAAGGAATGCCGGGTTGGATTGATGCGATTGTGCGAATGCAAAAGAGTTTCGCACCTTAAAGAAAAATGAGCAAGTCCTTTGTCCATCTTTTTCTGCTTTCGCTTGCGTTCTTCATTGTCTCGAACCCCATGACCTACAAGCTGACGGATAAGGTTCTGGGTGGTGTGGTGGGTCCTCTTGCGTACGGTGCGGGATGCCCGACCACGCTGGGTCTGTCAGTCCACACGGTGGTGTTTGCGCTGGTGGTCAGCTGTCTGCACTAGACAAAACGGAATCATAATCATTCAAATAACCAACCTCACAGACAGAATGTTCACTCCTAATATTCCCGCCTCGAAGGTCGCCGGTCTTATCGGCCTGAACCAGTACCAGAATGCTCGTGAAATCATGTTTGACCTGATGATGAAGGACTCTTCACTCAAGGTCAAGCTGGATGAGATCATCAAGACCAACAACCGCTCATCTCTGGCCAAGATGAAGCGAGAGATCTTGCAAGATCAGGACATCGCTGCCATCGTTGGTTCAGCCGTCCGTCAGACCGAGGGACTGTCCGACATCAAGCCTGTTCTCAACGACGCAGAGACCAGTGCCCGCATGGCTCTGGGTCTTCGTCACCCGTCCATGACCCCGGCCGTGCGTGAGATCATGGTCAACGAGATCCGCGGTGCTGTGGGTCGTCGTCGGGGTAACAACAATGAGAACGCGGGTCTCGATGCCTACGCGGCCATCAACGAGGTCGTGGTCCAGGACCGCAACACCAAGACCTTCAAGAAGTCGTATGATGGCTTCGAGCTGAATGGTCGTCCTGACGGCTATGTGGCCTCGCTGAATCGGATCGTGGACACGAAGGAGCGGACAAGGTGGTGGCCCAAGGTCCCGATCTACGACGAAGTCCAGCTTCGGGTGTACATGGAGCTCACGGGCGCCCAGGACTCTGATCTCAACGAGGTCTTCCCCGATGGTCGTCGGCGCCAGACGAACTACAAGAATGATCCTGAGAAGTGGCAGGTTCTCCAGAGTGGCATCGTGTCTGCGGTGAAGACGATGCACGAGACGATCGCCGATCCTGACCAGCTCCGTGATCTGATTTTCGCGAACACTGTCTAAGATAGACAATGGAGGTGACTCTGAGCGAGACTGTACCTGCAAAGTACGCCAAGATGAAGGGAACCGTTTACGAAACTCGATATGTATATACCGGGTTTGGTCGGTTCAATGAACACGAGAAGACGCTCGAGGTCTTTCAGAGAGAGGAGGACGGTCGAACAACATTTTTTACTCGTCCTTACGTTTTGAGTGTAGTGTCTCGGGTCTACCACGTGGAGCACGCTCGTGTGACCCTGTATTCAGCCGAGCCTCGGATTTGGTCGGAGGATGTCGATGGTAAGGTGTGTTTTTTTAAGGCTTAGCAGAACCACCCGGACTTGACGGCGGCCACAATCGGGTTGGACGTCACATGAAGCACAGCGCCGTAGACGTGGGGCAGAACATGCTCGATGAAGAACTCAACCGTCTCCTTCTCCGTCGGTGTAAGACCCGTCTCACGAGAGACATACGTGAACGTATCCTGGGCCAGCTTGATCTTCTGACCAGGAGTCAGATCCTTGATCTTCTCAATCTCAAGGGCAATACGGAGAACCTGGGGGGCAGGCTGAGTCCAGTTGATCGACGAGATGATCGGGGTAGCCAGATCCTTGGCACGGGGATCCAGGGGTGCCGGGGCAGGAACAGGAGCGGGGACCGGCTCGGGAACCGGCTCGGGAACCGGCTCAGGAGCGGGCTCAACGGCAGGGATATCAACAACGACAGACTCAGTGGGAACAGGCTCAAGGGCGATTTCAGAACTAGACATTGCGGTTTGTTTCTTAGTCAGAAAAGGTCGCGAACATGTAAATGGACTTCTCGAACATCCTGTCTGTGGCGCTGTCAGCCCTCGTCTTACTGGTCATTATCCACCTCACCGTCTTCTACGTGATTCGCACGATGTATCCTCCGACTCGCAAGGTGACCTTTGCTCCGGCTCCGGCTCCGGCGCCCCAGGTTCCCTCTGTTCCGGCCGAGGTGCCCGTTTTCACCGAAGCGCCGAATACAGAGAAGCAGAATGCAGTCATTCCAACGTATGAAGCGAATGTTTCGCTTGATCCCCCTCGTCAAGAAGGGGCAACCGATCTCTCCACACTCACAAGTACCACAGGTTAGTGGTGCTCCTGGTTGGATTGTGATGACCCATGACTCTGATGGTATGGCCCATGCCTTCTTCACAGACCAGCGAGGAGATAAGACGCAAGAGATTGAGCTTGTGATGGATGAGCGGGTTTGCTGTGATACGATCTTCCGTGTGGTTCGGACGTCCCCCAAGATCTTTGTGGTCTATGATATCCTGGTTCTGAACGGCAAGCCGATGTTTGAAACGCTGAACTTCGAGACACGTCAGCAGAAGGTTCTCGAGATCCTCGATCTCTTTCATTTTCCGGACTTTTGTGCGTTAATTCCTCCTACCCAGCTCCCCGTCGGGGTTCATATTCGTGGATATGAGCAGTACGATTCCTTTCCTGGAACCCTAGGTGTGTTCGTGGAGAATATTCCCGTGGAGTAGTAAATGTCTGGCTCTTGCTCGGCAATGGGCGGACGTCGTCGTCGCCACACTCGTCGTCACACTCGTAAGATGCGCGGAGGCAATGGATATGGCATGGGCAACAACCCGATTGCCGTCGGTGCTGCGGAGTGGGTTCCGAACATGACCTCGGTGGAGGGCGGTGCTCCCTACATGCCCCCGACTCTGGGTGGCCGTCGTCGTAAGTCTCGCAAGGGCAAGGCGTCTCGTCGTCGTCGGCGGTCGATGCGTGGCGGTGGCTCGGTTGCGAACGTGGGTGCCTCGTTCCAGGGCGATGGACAGCGTGGAATCCAGACCTATGTGCCGTACAACTCGAATGCGCCGGTGGGTCTGGTTCCGGGCGGGTCGAATGGTGCGTACTAAGTCGTCCGTGCCACAGCATCGGCAAAGACGTACGGCAGGTATCTCGGGTCGTTGGTCGTGATGAAGGGGCCACCCACAAGCTTGGTGTGAATCAACATCTTCTGAACCTCAAAGCGCAAGTGCGTGTACTCGATGAAGTCGGTCCATACCTGGTAGGTCCGTGCAATCGTAGACGCAATCAGAAAGACGTCAGCCTTCCGAAGGATGTACAAAAAAATAACTATGAACGGCATGAGAATCATGTCATTCATACGGTTAATCGAGTCAGCCCAGGACTCGGGTGCACAAATCTTTTTTAATTGAATATATCGCTCTGCATCTCGAAACGGGTTCTTACTTAGAATAATCAAAGGCATCGATCTTTACTCCATTCGCCGGAAACTTCACCTCCTGGAATGTCCGAGCATCGATGTACACGATATCTGTATCCTCACGAGGCTGGATCAGCTTGAGAATAAGATCGACACGAATCAGATTGCCAGGGACTAGATACTTCTCCATCGCATGCGTGAGATCAACCTCCGTGGCCTTATCGCCAATCCAAATCCAGGGCTTGAAAGGAATGGCATCGAAGGGATTGTAATCCAGGGGAGCACGAAGGATCTCGCCCTCGTAATGCAGGATACACTTGCGAGCACCCTTACGAAGGTACTCATCGATCACGATGGCATCCTCGGGAACGATGTCCAGATCATCTATATCATCGTTGTCGTACTCATCCGATAGGATCATACGAGTGACCTTGCAGAGAGGAACCTTCTCCTCGCACAGCTGGCGGAAGAAGTGGCGAATCTCCTCATAGGCGCGAAGAAGTGTGAGGATGGCGACAGCGACAGGCATTCTTACTTGATCTCATTCGAATCAGCCGGGACTAATTCCATTTTGGACTTGTTGTAGAACTTCTCGCGAACCGAGAACTGAGCGAGAACGATGTTGTCCATATCCAGACCAATCGCGATCGCCGTGGCCAGAGAGGTGATGATGAACGGCATTGCCACAACGAACCATGACACGGGGCTCAGACCGATACCGCAGAACATGTCCAGGACAACCACCACGGCGATGCCAAAGAGGAGCTTGAGGGCAAAGGTGACCCACATTCCGTAGGCAGCATCCAGACCCAGCTGAATGACCAGGAAGATTAAGTACAGCAGAGCCGGAGGGCACAGATCTTCAATGAAACGCATATTCAGGTATTACTCATAAATCAAGAAAAGATGAGTGACGTGACACTGGTGATGTCGCTTGTTGGATGCACACAGGAGGAGGCCGAGCGTGCTCTTCTGCAACATGAGACCGTGATCGAGGCAGTGGATTCACTGCTTGGATCAGCGCCTGTGGTGTCGGGTACAAAGTATATTCCTGCTCCTCCGAAGATTGATCATGGTCTGAATGAGGAGCAGGCTGAGCGCTGTGCAAAGGGTCGGGATCTTCAGGATAAGGTTAACGCCGTATTCTCAGTCGCCCACTCGAAAATCCGAGACCAGCCCCCGACGCTGGCGGACGTGGAATCGCAGCAGCTGTCTGTGCCACTCGCTGAGGGGACTCCTCGGCCTGCTGAGCCGGAGATTTCGGAACTGGTACAGGGTTCTCACGCGCAAAGGATTCAATAAGTGAAGCAATGCGAGATCCCTCTGTGAA